AATGGACGCTGAAACCCTTAAAATTCTGGCAAACCTGGGAGGTCCCACCGTGATCGCGGTGGTGATGCTGCTGTGCCTGAACCGGATTTTTTCGACCTTCGGGGCTGCGCATGTAAAGGCCCAGCAGCAGATGGCAGAGGCTGTGGGCAGACAGGCCCAGAGCATGTGCGACATGAAAGACTCACTCCACACATTTATTATGAAAGACAATTCCGAGCACCGGGAGATTTTGCTGGCGCTTCAGGTGGTCGGTGAAGAGCTGAAAAGCCTTACCACTCAAATTCAGAGGACGTATGAACCCGAAATCAGCCACACACAATAGAATCCGGATGCTGATCCTCCGCACCCTGGCACCGGAGCACCCCAATCCGGTGGATGCTGCCATTGTCCGCAGATGTCTGGCGGACCTTGGCTATCCGGTGCCGGCGCAGACCCTGCGCTCGTACCTGGAGTATCTGGCCGAGCGCGGCTATGTCCGCATGGATGAGCGTGAGCAGTTTGATATCCTGATGGTGTCGATCAGCGCAGACGGGCTGGATCTGCTGGACGGACGCATCACGGACCGGGGAGTTGGCATATGAGCGATGCCACCCGGGAGACCGCCTACACGGTATGGAAGGCCTGCGGTCAGAACATGAGCCGGGCCGTAAAAAAGCTGTCTTCTGCGCACGGCATCGATGTGACCCGCCAGACGCTGGCCGCCTGGCGGGATGGTTTTGACTGGACGGCGCGGGCCGCCCGCAGTGAGGCAGAGGTAGAACGCCTGGCCTCCGGCGCCTCGGATGAATCCCTGATGGGGCTTTTGCTGGCCCAGAAGGAAAAATACCGCCGGTACCTGGAGGGGCTTGCGCCCGGGAGAATTGACAACCAGGCGACCTATGCCCTGAACCATATTGTAAAGACCATCATGGATATCCGGAAAAAGGGCGATTCCGGCGCCGTCAGCGCCGAGACGCTCCCGGGTGAACTGAGACCTATCACCACGGCGGCTGAAGCGGTAGAGGCCCTGCGTGAGGCCGTAGAACTGAAGTTAAACCGGATGCTCTCCGGGGATGGGGTCGATCTTTCCGCAGTCAGGGATCTGCAAAAGGCCCTTGAACTGATCGAGACCATGCGCGCGCGGCATCAGGCCGAGACAGGTGAGAAGGTTGTGAAAAAAGGCGGTATATCTGCCGAAGGCGCGAATCAGATCCGCGCCAGGATACTGGGGATCGAATCCAAATGAACAGCACATGGCCTGGAAAAGAGAACCGATCAAAACGAACGCCGATGGTGTTGCTGCTCTATCAGCAGGCGTGGAATGGGGATGGTTCCCAGGTCAAGATCATTGAAAAATCCAGGCGCGTCGGGCTGTCCTGGGGCGAGGCGGCAGAGGATGCCGTGCTGGTCGCCGACAGAGAGCGCGGTATGGACGTGTTTTACATCGGCTACAACCTGGATATGGCACGGGAGTTTATCGAGGACTGCGCGGACTGGTTGAAATTTTATAATCAGGCCGCGGCCGAGATCGAAGAGTTTATCTTCGAGGATGAGCGGGCGGAAAACCGGGGAATCAACGCCTTCCGGATCGTGATCCCCGGCGCGCACAAGGTCGTGGCCCTGTCCAGCCGGCCGAGCAACCTGCGCGGCAAGCAGGGCAAGATCGTGATTGACGAGGCAGCGTTTCACGATGACCTGAGAGGTCTGATGAAAGCTGCCCTGGCCATGCTGATGTGGGGCGGAAGAGTCGTCGTGATCAGTACGCATTTTGGCGAGGATAATTATTTCAACGAGCTGATCGCAGACTCCCGCGCCGGGAAGAAGCCGTATTCGGTGCACCGGGTCACGCTGGATGATGCGCTTGAAGCCGGTCTTTACCGGCGGATATGCCTTCGGCTGGGTGAAACATGGTCAGAGGCTGCTGAAAAAAAGTGGCGTCAGAGCCTGATAGACTTTTACGGGGATGATGCCGACGAAGAGCTTTTCTGCATCCCGAGCCAGGGCGGCGGGGCGTATTTGTCCCGGGCGCTGATCGAAGCGCGCATGAGTGAGAGGATCCCGGTGATCCGCTGGGAGAAAAAAGCCATATTCGCTGAGGCGCCGGATTATAAGCGTACGATTGAAACGGCCCTGTGGTGTGAAACGGTGCTTAAACCGTATCTTTCAACGGCCATTGCAAAGAAAATCGCCTACGTGGGAGAGGATTTCGGACGAAGCGGAGATCTTTCGGTGATCGCGCCGTTTGTGGAGATGGAAAATCTGACCCTGCGGGCGCTGTTTTATCTGGAGCTTCGAAACATCCCGTTTCAGCAGCAGGAGCAGATCTTGTATTTTATCTGTGACCGTCTTTGCGCCCTGTCCGGTATGGCGCTGGATTCACGCGGAAACGGCCAGTACCTGGGCGAGCGCGCCATGCAGAGATACGGTGCGGACCGGGTGGCACAGGTGATGATTTCAGAGGCCTGGTATCGCGACACCATGCCAAAATACAAGGCACGGTTTACGGACGGAACTATTTTGCTGCCAAAGGATGCGGACGTCCTTAACGACAACCGGGCCATCCGGATGGTCAAGGGAGTTGCAAAGATACCGGACGGGCGGGAAAAGGCGGTGTCCGATAAAAAGCAGCGCCACGGCGATTCTGCCATCGCGGGTGCGATGGCCGTTTTTGCGTCGCATCAGTTTGCGGGGTTTTCCGGGATTCCCCAGGTTCACAGCGCCATGCCGGCGGCAATGGTCGATACAATGGCGGGCTTTTTCGGACAAATCAATTACAGGGCATATTAATGAAACTCTGGGTCAGTGAATCAAAATTTGTGGAAATCGACAGGGGGGATACGCCGCTGTCGGTCGAGATCGCCTCAAGATCACGGTCTGTTGACTGGCTGGGGGTGTTCGGGTTTTTGCCGGATCCGGATGACGTGCTGCAGAAGCTCGGACAGGACCTGGCGGTCTACCGGCAGCTTTTGAGTGATGCCCATGTGGGCAGCTGCTATCTGTCCAGGAAATCCGGCGTCCTTTCCTGCGAGTGGGACATCCGGGAGCCTGCAAACAACCCCAGGCGCGTCAATACCAGGGTGATGGAGGCCATCTGTCGGTTCATGGACCGGATCGACGTCTATCAGGTGATCACGGACATGCTGGAGGCCCCGTTTTTCGGAATCTCCCCCTGTGAGGTGATCTGGCAGGCGACAGAGGGCCTATGGCTTCCGGATCGTGTGGTCGGAAAGCCGACTGAGTGGTTTGCCTTTACCGAAGATAACCAGATGCGATTTAAAAGCCGGGATAACATGATCGAAGGAGAGGTGCTGCCGCCCTGCCGGTTTTTAACGGCGCGCCACCATGCCAGCTACCGAAACCCGTATGGCGACCGGCTTTTATCCCGCTGTTTCTGGCCGGTCACGTTCAAACGCGGCGGGTGGAAGTGCTGGTCGATTTTTACTGAAAAATACGGCATGCCCTGGGCCGTCGGCAAGGTGCCCCGGTCCACCAATGCCACCGATCGCGCAACCCTGGTGACCAACCTGGGCCGTATGATTCAGGATGCGGTGGCCGTGATCAACAATGATGAGTCGATCGAGCTTAAAGAGGCCGGCGGAAAAGCCGCCTCGGCTGATATTTTTGACAAATTGCTATCGGCTGCCAACCGGGAGATATCCAAGGCGATTTTAGGCCAGACCCTTTCGACTGAAATCGATAAGGGCGGCTCCTTTGCCGCGAGTAAATCGCACATGGAGGTGCGGGCGGATCTGGTGGCCCAGGATAAGCGCATGGTCAAGGGATGCTTTGACCAGCTGTTTACCTGGGTTACCGAGCTGAATTTTTCAGGCGCCTCAGCCCCTGAGTTTGTATTTCATGAGGATGAGGATATTCAGGGGGAACGTGCCGAGCGGGACGAAAATCTCAAAACTCAGGGGGTAGGTTTTACAAAAATTTACTACCAGAGACGGTACAACCTCGAAGAGGATGAGTTTGAGATGGCAGCGGCTGCCCAGAGCCCCGAAGGGGGCAATGCAGCGCATCCGGTCGGGGCGTTAGAATATGCCGAGGATAGAAAATTTACGCCCGGCCAGCAGGCCATCGAAGAGATGATCGATTCTGCCCTGCCTATGGCAGCCAGGCATCGGGACGTTGTGACATCATCCATCATGGAGGCCGTGCAGGCATCCACAAGCTGGGATGATCTTCAGGAACGCCTGACTGCCGTGCTGGCCGATCAGATGCCGGCTGAAGATTTTGAGGCGCTTCTGTCACAGGTGATGACCACGGCCCATATGTGGGGGCGGTCAGAGATCAGAGGACAGAGGTCGGAGGACAGAGGACAGAGGTCAGAGGTCAGAAATCAGAGATAAGAGATCAGAGGCCGGAGGCAGGAGAAAATGAAGCTGGCGTTTGACATGCCCATGAAAGAGGCCCAGGCGTTCTGGGGGGCTAAAGTGCCGATGTCCCGCGATGACTGGGACGAGCTGATCGAGGCTCAGCGGGCCGGAGCCTTTATGGTCTCTGGGCTGACGAGGACCGATCAGATATCTGCCGTTCAGCAGGCCATATCAGATGCCATCGATACCGGCACGACGTTTGAAGACTTCAAGGCCGCCATCCCGGATATCATCGCCCGGCAGCACTGGAGCGGGATTCGGCTTCAGATAATATTTCGGACCAATGTGCAGAGCGCCTACATGGCGGGCCGATATGCCCAGATGCAGAAAGTGGCGCAGGAAAGACCCTTCTGGCAGTACAGCGCCATCAACGACAGCCGCACACGGCCGGCGCACCGGGCAATGGACGGGAAAATCTTTCCGGCGGATCACGAGTTCTGGAATACGTGGTATCCGCCTAATGGATTCAGGTGTTTTCCACCGTGGGAAAAGGTCAGAACGCCGTCAGGGTGGGTCGACATCGCCGAAATACTCCCTGATGACCGGATCATCGGGGGAAGTGGTCAGGAAAAGCTCGTTGAGGCCGTCCACCGAAATCCGTTTGACGGTCACCTGTTCAGGCTGGTGTTTGAAGACGGCTTCATTGATACGACCCCAAACCACCGTATTTTGACCATGCGCGGTTGGGTGCGGGCTAACGAATTGAACAGCGGAGATATACTGGTCGAGACGATCCCACTGCCTGCGGTAGATGCGTTGATTCGTGATGAACACATGACGGATGCCGATGTCGGAGACAGCTACATGGCGTTCCCAATCCAGAGGGAACCGTCCCGGGCTTTCACAGCCGATGGCAAGATTGATGTCCGGAATGAACACATTGAGCCATCTCGGGCCGGATCGTGTCATTACGATATGATTATGAATGCACTCAAACCCAAAATCGGCGATATGATCAAGCATTTGTTTCTCGGCTCTGGTCGGCACTTGACGGCTGGTGGCATGTGCCGAAGGCAGTCTTCGGATATAAAGGCGATGGGAATGCGCGTTTTTTTCACGTACCTCCGGGCGTCTTGCAGACGTCGTTTGTCTCAATTTTTCAGCCGTCGACCGTGTTCCGCGATCGGTTTCCTTGGTTTTGCCCGATCGTGGGTGTCTGCCCTCAATTTTCATCCGTCGGTTTGTGGCGCGCATTTGGTCGGCAGCCATTTGCCGGCGCTCCACCTTGGCGTGAACCCATTGAGCTTTAACAGCCTGTCCGCTCTTTCGAGGTTTAATATCAAAATGCCTCAGCAATCCCATAACCGTGCGGGTGTTCATTTTCCATCGGTTACAGAGCATCCTGTAGGAAAATTGTTTGACAACGTACAACCGAAAAACAGCGTCGGCAGCGGGGATTTTCTCGATGGCTTCGATTCTCTGAAGCGTTTCGTTTGTTGGGCCAGGTCTCATTGTGTCCTCCGAAAGTTGCGGTTGATTCGAACCATACCATACACCGGCATCGTTTACAATCTATCCGTGGAAGGTGATCGCAGTTATATCGTCCAAGGCGCAACCGTGCACAACTGCCGGTGTGGCGTGGTGACGCTGTCCGCGCGGGAGATCGAGCGGGACGGGCTTGCCGTTGAGACCGAGGACCCGACCGGCAAGCTTTACGAGCCGACGGACATTACCACCGGAAACAAGATGCCGGCACGTCTGATGATGCCGGATTCCGGGTTTTCCGGCAATGTGGGCAAGGACTGGCTCTCTGGGCTTGCGCCGGATGCAATCGGGCATATGGAGACACAATTTTCTGAACGGGAAATGCCGGATTCCATTCGCGCGTTTTTGCGGGAACTGGGATCAGACGACGGAAAAACCGTAGTGGTGAAATTGCCCGGCGGATTTGTCCTGGCGGCGGGACCCGAGATGTTTAAACTGCCGGACGGTTCGTATTCAGCCCGTGCTCAACGCATCGCCATACAATTGGCACAGACCCTTAAAGCGCCTGATGAGGCATGGGTGAGCGCTGAAAAAGCCGATGGCAGAATCTATCATACCCTTACCATGATCCGGGATTTTAAAGGAGACACGATCGTGTTCAGGCTGTTCGGAGGGAAAAAATGGGCGGCAGATACCGGCGTTGATTTGGATGATTTCCGGAAAGGGCTCAAAATTAAATGATTTCTATAGAAATAAAAACGCCTGAAAAAGAGATTCAACACCTGCTGGACGTTATCTCAGCCCGGATGCAGACGCTAAAACCTGCCATGCAGATCATCGGAGAGACGATCAGGACATCGATCAACAGAAATTTTACGGCAGGAGGGCGTCCCGTGCCGTGGGAAAAGTCCAAACGCGCCGCGTCCGAAGGCGGTCAGACCCTGGCATTATCCGGACGGTTGAAAAATTCCTTCTCGGTTTCGGCCGATAACGATTCTGCGACGGTCGGCACCAACGTTGTTTATGCAGCGATTCACCATTTCGGCGCAAGCAGGGGAGAATTTGGCACCATCACGGCAGGCGTAAGGAGCCATGTACGGAATCTGGCATCCGGGAAAAAGGTGAAAGTAAGCGCCCATACCAGGCGTATGGCCATTCCGTTTGGAAACATACCGGCCAGGCCGTTTATGATGGTGCAGGCCGAGGACTGGACAGAGATCAAATCGGGTTTGATTGATTATATTGCCGGGAGGAAGTGATGAAAGGTTTTGGCGGATGGATAGAGATATTTCACGGGGGTGAGCAGCGCGATTCAAACGGGAAGACCCATGACGGCAATGCGTTGATCGATGCAGCCGTGAATACATTTGATGCCGCGTATTACGAGCCGCCGGCCGTGATCGGGCATCCGAAGAACGATGACCCGGCCTATGGCCTGGTCGAAGCCCTTCGGGCAGATAGGGGAGATGGCGGCAAAAAGGTGCTGCTGGCAAAGTTTAAAAACGTGCAGCCGGAGTTTGAAGACATGGTCAGATCCGGGCGGTTTTCCAAACGCAGCGCCGCATTTTACCCGGACGGCAGGCTGCGACACGTCGGGTTTCTCGGGGCCATGCCGCCGGCGGTCAAGGGCCTGAAAAATATCAGGTTCAACGATGACGGCACCGGGGCTGTGACATTTACATTCAACGAAAACAAGGAGGCAAGGGGTATGCATTTTGCGGAAATGCTGGATTTTCTCAAATTCTGGGAATCGGCAAAGGGTAAGGCGGAACCTGCAAAGCCCGCCGGAGATACAGACAAAACTTTTTCCGAAGCGGATCTGGAGGCGGCAAAAACAGCTGCGGCAAAAGCGGCCAAAGATCAGGCGCTGGCAGAGTTTGCCGAGCAGAGGAAAAAGGAGGCGCTGGCCACGCGAAACGCCGTGACAGCGGGGTTTATCGACGGGCTGATCAAGGACGGCAAGATCCCTCCGTCATGGAAGGATGCCGGGCTGGTGGCGTTCATGCAGGAGCTCACGGAGGCTGAAATCGATTTTTCCGAGGGCAGGAAACAGACACCGGCTGAGTGGTTTAAAAGCTTTTTGACCGGGTTTGGCAAGGCGCCGCTTTTTTCCGAGCTGGCGACCAAGGAAAAGGCAGGAGACAGCGCCGAGTTTGCCGAGGCCAAAAAGGATGAGGAGGCCGGACGTAAGATCGCCGGCAAGGCAGGGGCAAAATTTAAAGATTAGCTGATAGCCGGTAGCAAGCAGCAAACAGCGAATAACAGGGGGGGAGATTAGAGAATATGGCGACATATGGAGTCACAGAGAATACGACGGAGGAGCTGTCTCAGCTGATCGCCGGCGGGGTCCACATCCAGCGGGAAATCACGATGGCGGCATCCTGCGGGGACCTGTCGCGCGGAACGGTGCTGGAGATGGTCAGCGTCGGCTCCGGCCAGTGGCGGCAGCTTACGGCAGATAACGGCGCCAACGCGCGGGCAATCCTGCTGGAGGCTGTGGAGGACAGCGCATCCACACAGAAAGTGCAGGCGTATTTTGTCGGAAAATACCGGATCGAGGATATGATCTGGCCGGCAGCCATCACCACACAGCAGAAACGCGCCGCCATCGTCGGGCTGCAGGATAAGGGCATCATCATCGATGAGGCGATCCTGGCCATACCGACTACGACCACGACAACGACAACGACCAGCTCTACTACGACCACAACAACGACCACAACGACTGCGCCATGATAAAGCAGCGCTGACTGACCGCATGTACCTGGCCGATAATTTTTTAAAAAGCTTTTGACCGGCCGCTTTGGCCGACAGGAGGAAGATAGATGGATAATTTATTTAAAATCAGGGTGCTGACCACGGCCATCAACGAGATGCCGGCGGCGAACATGGTGGCCTATAACCGCCTGTTCCGGGGCAAGGAGCATCTGGAGCCCAGTGACCGGCTGGCCTTTGAAATCATCACCGGCTCTGAAAAGCTGCTGAAAAATATCAGCATCTATGCGCCGGCAACGGTCGATGACAAGACCGGACGGCGCGTGATCACGATGACCGCACCTCGCCTGGCGGACAAGCGCTTCATCCACACGGCCGAGTTAAACGCCCTGCGCGCCTATGGCAGCCAGGTCGGCACCGAGATGATGACCACCCGCATCGCCCGTGAGCAGCTCGACATGCGAAGAAAGCATGACAGGACCCTGGAGTTCTGGGCCATCAACGCCCTGAAGGGTAAAATCTACGACACGGACCTGACCACCGTGCTGGTGGATTACGGCATGGACGCCTCTCACAACATCACGCTGGAAGGCGCCGACCTGTGGAGTAATACCGCATCCAACCCGATCAACAAGATCCGCGAGTGGAAGCGCCTGATCAAGGATGACTCCAAGGCACCGATCACCGGCTGGGTGATGTTCCTGGGCTACACCGCGATGGACAACCTGCTGAAAAACAGCGCGGTATTGGCCCTGCTGGCGTACAACAAGGGGATCAAGATCGCAGAGGAAGAGGCGGTCACTCGGCTGGCAAAGACCGAGCTGATCGAATATGACGGCTCCTTTATCGATGATAACAATACCCGGCAGCGGATGCTGGCGCCCGAATACGTGATGCTGGTCGGCATTACCGATGACCTGGTGGATGTGCCCTACGCCCCGGTGGTCGATGATGACGCGCCCGGCGGCGCGGGAAATATCACCGCGGCTGGAAACGGGGTGATGTTTTTCTCCAAGAGCTGGAAAGAGCAGGATCCGTCCGGACGCTGGATCAAGGCGGAAGCCAGGCCCCTTCCGGTGCTGCAGCGGCCAGGATGTGTCGTGTACGCGAAGGTGGTCTGATCATGGGCTACTGTACGCAGACAGACATCGCCAATATGATTCCGGAGGCCGTATTGATCCGGCTGACCGATGATGACAATGCCGGAGTGATTGACACCGGACGGCTGGCGGAGTCCATCGATACGGCCGGAGATGAGATCGATACCTATATCGGCGGCCGGTACGCCCTGCCCGTTACGGGCACTGTGCCGCCGATACTGACCAAGCTCTGCGCCGATATCGCGATCTATAACCTGTATTCCAGAATCAAGGAGTCGATCCCGGAGCTGCGGGCAGAGCGGTACAAGGCAGCGGTCCGGCTGCTGGAAAAAATCTCAAAGGGGGAGATCTCCATCGGTCTGCAGCCGCCGCCCGCCGCTCCGGAAACCGGCCACAGCGAGGGCGGTATGCAGATGTCTGCCAGGACAAAGATATTTGATTCAACGACAATGGATAAATACTGATGCGGGAATTTTTGCAGATTGAAGATGCTGTCATCTCAAGCCTCTCCAGCATATCCGGCCTGAGAACGATCGATGCATACAGCGGCCAGCTGGATGTGGACGATCTGGAGGAGCTCACGCTCCAGTTCCCGTGTATTTACGTGACGGCAAACGACCTCGATATCAAGGCCGTCAACCGTTACGACAACCTGACCGTGGAGTTTTCCCTGATCGTCGGGGATAAAAACATCCGCGGCGCAAAGGCCGCTGCCCGGGGGGACGGATCGAGCCCAGGGGTCTATGAGCTGTTACACCAGAGCAGATGCGCGCTTCACCGCCGGGTGCTGGTGGCCGGATGGACACCAGCTGCGCTTTTGAAGGCCCGGCCCCTGGTCTACGCGCCGAAGCATAGCATCTGCCTGTATGAGGCAAACTATCGCATGCAGGCGCAAAAACTGCCAAACACATGAGTGTAATTTTAGGAGGCTATAATGGAAACAAGTCCGAGCACAACGCTGTACACGCTGGGATCCGGCGTGTTGTGGATCGCCGAATGGGCCGGAGGCTCTCCAGGCGAATACGAGGATCTCGGCAACTGCCCGAGCTGTGAGCTGGAGCTGGCCATCGAGGAAAAAGAGCACTTTGCCAGCCGGTCCCAGGGCAAGTCCCTTGACAAAACCACCATCATCCAGCGCGGATACAATTTGAAATTCACGTTGGATGAGATGGCCACGGCCAATCTCAAGCGCTGGGCAATGGCCACACAGACCGGCTCCACCCTGCACGGCCTGATGGATATCAACAAGGAATACGCCGTTAAATTCAAGGCCGACAACGCGGAGGGGCCGAACAGAAAATATGAATTCTGGAAATGCTCCATCCGTCCTGATGGCTCTCTGGGGATGATCGGCGATGACTGGCAGTCCCTGGGATATACGGCAAAGGGTCTGGCAGACCGGTCAAACCATGCATCGAGCCCCTGGTTTGACATCACGGCGACGACCACGACCACCACGACCACCACGACCACCACGACCACGCTGTAAAGGTCAAAGGGCAGAGGGCAGGCCGGGTAACCCGCGTGATTTGCGGGGGCGACCCGGCAGGTGCCCTTCTGGGGCAGATTAAAAAAGGGAGCTGATAAATGAGAAGGCGCAAAACGATCAAGATCGATGAAAAAGAGGTCACGGTCTATGAGGTGCGGCCCAGGGACGTGATGGAGCTGGGTGATATATTTGAAAAAGAAGGCATGGGCAAAGCGCTTGCGGCCGAACTGAAGCGGTTCACGGATTTGCCGAAAGAGGATCTCTATGACATGGCGCCCAGCGAGCTGCGCCAGATCTATGATGCGTTTATGGAGGTGAACTCGGATTTTTTCGACATGGCCCGGGCCGTCGGGCTGATAAACATAGTAAAGGACATGGTTCAGCAGATCGGGAGGCAGTTTGGAGAGCATGTTGCCGGCTCATTGAAGCAGGCCATGAAGACTGCCTCGATTACGGATGGGGATACTTTAAACTTGCGGTCGAAGAATCAGGCGCCATAGCCCATGAGCGGTTTTTCAGCATGGCCCTTGCGGTGAACATCGGCCGGTTCGGGGATAAAAAGACCTGGCAGCGGCTGATGAGCGATGCACAAAAGTCCGGAGGAAAACCGAAACGGCCTGACCCGGTCCGGCTGAACACCCTTTTTTCCCAGTTCGGAAAAAAATGACCGGCCAGATCCACTCAGACGGCGGCATAAAGATACCAGAGGCCAAGCACGCAGACGGCCAGGCCAAATGTTCCGCCGGCGCTGATTCCGGACGCCACTATGATGACGGCAAAGGCGGCATTTATGAGTCGGATCATAATCAAATCTCCTGAAAACAGGATAGCGTTTCAATGGGCAAAACTCAACAGCAATTTGAACTGATCATCAAGGCGAGCGCCCTTCAGGCGGTCGCCGAGGTCAAAAAATCCGCCTCGGCGATCCGGGACGGATTCTCCCGGGCAAAGCTGGCCGGTGAGGCGTTTAACAAGACGGTCGGCAACGGCAACCGGGCGGTCTCTGCCCTGACCGGGCAGATCCGGGGCCTGGTCGGAGCGGCTGTCGGGCTCTCGGCATTGACACGGGCTGCAACGATCATAAAGGATGCGGATTCTGCCGCGTTCAACATGGCCCAGAGCGTTGCAGCCGCCGGGCGTGAGTTTAAAAACGTTGGTTCCATTGAGGCGTGGAATGACACGGTCCGGCGGCTTTCAGCGGAGCTGAAGATTTACTCGGAATCGAGCCTGAAAAACGCCGTCTCCCGTACCGTGGATATGACCAAACGTCTGGGGCTTTCTGCGGACCAGATGGAAGAAGTGATCAAACGCAGTGCGGATCTGGGGGCCGGAAAAACTGACCTTGAAGGTGCGATCGAGCGCGTGACCGCTGCCCTTCGCGGGGAGGCAGAGGCATCCGAATATCTGGGCCTGACCCTGAATGAAAACTATGTCAAAGCATGGTATGCGGCATCGGATGCGCATGCAAAGGCATGGAAAGATTTAACGGATATTGAAAAGGCACAGGTGCGTTACCGCGCGTTTCTGTCCCAGAGTGATCAGCTCCAGGGGCGGGCTGCGGCCAGTGCGGAGACCTTTGGCGGTGCGCTGGCGGTGGTGAAAAAACAGATCGAGGATGCCATAGTCCACAATAAAAACGTGACCGCATCGATGAACGAAATTGCAAAGGCCTTAAGCGACAACTCGGCAAGGATCGGGTCCATTGCCTCTGACATGCTGTCGGGTGCGGCGGCTGCGATCCGGTTTGTGGCTGATTACAAGGAGCTGCTTCTGGCCATCGGAGGTACGGCTGCGGTGACCCTTCTGGTCGGAAAACTGGCAACGGCGATTGCGGCCGTGAATGCAGCCTTTGCCGTGATGACCGGCATGTCCGTTGCCTCCTGGATCGCCAGTGTGCGCCTGGCCCTGGAGTCTGCCACGGCGCAGGTGACAGCCCTTTCCATCGCGTTTCAGGCGTTTATCGCCTTTGCCGTCGTACAGGGGCTTTACAACCTCATGCGGCTGGCGGAGGTGTTGTGGGACTGGGTGGATGCCACAAAGAAACTCAAAGAGGCCCGGCAGGATCTGGCCAGCCAGAAGGCATGGGTTGATCCGCAGATTGCCGAAAAGTTAAAAGAAATCTCCGCGCAGACCGGGATTGCCATCAAAAGCTTTGAGCAGTTCGAGGCGCTTTTAAAGAAAAAGACGATCAGTTATGACTCTTCGACCGGAAAATATTTCAAGACGCCGGAGGCTGAAAAATCGGTAACCGCACCGGTGCTTTCCGATGCCGAGCAAAAAAAGATCGCAGATGACCAGATGCGTCTGGAAAAGCAGCTGGCAATCGAGCTGCTGGAGATATCCGGCCAAAAATGGGCGGCATTAAAAGAGCAGGCCCGCCAGGCCTATGAGGACCAGCTGGCGGCAGCTCACGCAAATGCGCAGCTCATGGCGCAGGCTAAGGCGCTGTACGAAAAAAATCTTGGCCGTATCGATCAGCAGGCAGCCGCCGAGGCAGCCGGGAAAAATGCGGCCGTAGAGACCGCCCGGAATCAGTCTGCCCTGGACCGGATGAGCGCCTATGTTCAAACCTCTCTGGCCGTGCTGGATGCAACGTACCAGCGCGGGGAGATCGCTCTGGGCGCGTATTTTGATCGCCGCCGGGCGCTGGTGGAGCAGCGGGCGAAAGATGAGATCAACGCGCTAAAGCGCCTGGCGGATGCCGAGGCAGATCCGGCCGAAAAGCTGAAAAAGCAGGCAGCGGTCTATGAAAAAGAGCAGGGCCTTTTGCGGGACCTGCTGGCGCTCACCCATCATCGGGCCGATGCGGAAAAGGCCATTTCCGACAACCGGCGGCAGGCCACTCAGATCATGGAGGATCTGAAGTCAAGGACAATA